CTTCCCTGTTTGAACTGATTCCAGTAAATCTGTCATAATTTCACGTTGATCTGTTGCCAAAGGCGCCATCATATCGTTAATTAAGTCTTTTCTTGTTGCTGCTTCAACAATACGCTTCTTTTCAGTAGCTGTTGATTCTGCAATTAGTTTCGCTTTCTTTGCAAATGCTTTTGCTTCGTGTAGTTGCTTGTCTTTTAAGTCCACAACTTTAAGAAGTTTAGCAGTTTCTGAATTTTCATTTAGGTAGCTAGTACCATATTCAGATGCAAAGCTTTCGAAGATCTTACGACCGAAGTCGTTTTTACGTGCAGTGTCAATATCTTCTTTAAGCTGGTGAATCTCTGATGTAAGAGCTTTACTAACTGTTTCGGATACTGCTGTTGCACTTCTTTCGATAAAGTCTGTTTTGACTTTAGCAAAGTGTTTCTTAGCTTCACGTACTAAACGTACTTTTGTTTCTGCTAAGTCTTTTTTGTCTTCTTGGAACTCGGATATCTCACCTGCTAAGGCCTCTACAATAAACTCTTCAAGTTTAGCATAATTTTCTGCCATAACTTTCTTGTCTAAATGTAAATCTTTGATCTCAGTTGCTAATTGCTCAGCAACAAAACCTTTGAGTAAGTTTGCATTCTCACGTTGGGCAACAGCATATTTTGCTTTTGCTTCTGCAAGTTGTTTACGATCTTCTGTAAACTCTGCAATCTCTACTTGAAGTCGCTCAGAAAGCATAGAGTCGATAGCTTCGACCATAGTCTCTTTATCATGCTCATACTTTGTTGCAAATTCTTCACGTAACTCAGCAGTTGCCTGCATTTTGTTTTCCTGAATCTTTTGCGTCCATGCTTCTTCAATCTCAGCCTTAATTTCGGATGATACCACGTCATTTTCAAAAAGTGTTTTTAGTGCATCTATCATACCATTGTCTCCTAGTTTATTGGAGTCCACTGATTATGTTAATCAGTGATTCCTTAAGATACTTCTGTGCCTTTGGGTCTTCTTTTGTTGCCTGTGCAAATTCGTATGCCTTCATCCCCCCACGTGCATTCATTAAATGTTCGTATATTGGTGTTGGATATGCACCGGGGGCGCTGGGCTGAGCCACAACGTCCACAGTGATTATTTCAAAGTCGGAAACGTTTCCGCTTCCATCTTCGCTAACATTACCAGAGCCCCTACTGGAAACACCTAGTTTAACACCTGCTTCAAGCATTGTTTTAACTAAGTTCCCCATAGGAGTTGGTAATACTTTTAGTTTTCCATAACCGTTATCGCCATCCATCCAACATTCAGTTATCATATGGCTTACACGGTCAATGTTTATGTTAAGACCTTCTGGATGATCAACTTCTCCGAGAACTGAATATCCTCCAGACACTTGATCGTTGAGAGTTTTGACAGCCCTGCCTATTTCGGATACAGGATACACTCTTTGATTAGCGTTCCGAATACCACCTTGGATAATGATACCTTTCATATAAAGGTCTTTACCCTCGTTAGTATTCTCAAGTACTATTCCGGACTGGTCGAATGTCAAGTTCTCTCGTAAGTAGTTCATCTAGTCTTCCTTAACTTACTTGCCACCGATAAGTGATTTCTTATCAGCTGCTGCTTCTGGCTTGCCTTTTTTCTCTGCGCCATGCCCTGGTTGTGCTTTTAATGATTTAGAAGCCTTCCCGCCTGGTACATTAATATTGCCGCCGTCTTGGTCTTTTGGACTTGCGTCACCTAGACCAGTATGATCGCCACCATTTTCTTCTGAACCTTGGTTCAAATTACCAGCAGTGCCGCCCATATTATTTGGGTTAGCTATAGAGCTTTTTGTATTTGCTCCATTGTCACCCATTTTAGCTGAAACTTTCTCTACGTATTCACGCATTTCTTCTCCAGCTGTTTTCTTTGTTTTCTCTTTAACTTCTTCATCTGATGCTTCGTCTACTTCTTCATCTGATGCTTCGTCTACTTCTTCATCTGATGTTTCAAAAGCAAATGCTTCTTCAGGCTCTTCTTCGCCGTCATCTGCATCCATGTCTGGCTCATCACCACCCATGTCGTCTTCGCCTTCGTCATCGCCAGCCATCATTTTTTCAAATTCAGCTTTTAAGTCGTCTAGTGCGTCTTCTAAGTCTTCTACACGATCTTCAACGCCTGCATCATCTTCTGCATCGCCCATATCGTCATCGCCTTCTCCGCCTTCGTCGTCCATGCCAAGATCTGACATCATGTCATCAGTTGCATCTCCGCCCATATCAGCTGGATCAGCTTCAACTTCAAATTCATCTAAGTTAAAGTTTTCTTCTACTTCTTCATCAGTAGCTTCGTCTACTTCTTCGTCGGAAGCTTCATCAACTTCTTCATCAGTAGTTTCGTCTACTTCTTCATCGGAAGCTTCATCAACTTCTTCATCAGTAGCTTCGTCGACATCTTTGTCGTCTTCTAAAAGACCTTCATAAATGTCTCTTGATTTTTCTACCACTATTTCGTGGAATAATTTTTCTGCCGCTGCCTTGTCTTCGTTGACAAGTAGTTCTAGCATTTGTTCGAATTTATTGCGATCTGCCATTTTACTCTCCTATAATAATTGTACATACCGAATGGGTATGGGCTGTCATAATATATTTACTTTATTTGCAGAAATGTGGGTACATATAGGCTCAAAACGAGCCATTTTGCTTTTTTTACTAGATATTGAAAGAATTTTTGAAATCCCTTATGTGCATAGTAGTTACATTGTCTATATTCGATAGCTCAGGAGGAGTAAAAAAGTCTTCCCCTAACACTCTTATATATCTCTTTTGTGGATTATTTTGACAAGTAATCATTGTTTGTTTAAGCCAATTTCCGTAAAATGTTGCCTTTTCTGTAGCTGCCTTGTAATTTTGTGTGCCTGCATATATGTTGTTAACTAATGTGCCTGTTCCTTCAAAATCAAATCCTAATATATAGACAGTATCATGAGTTGTCATATCAGATGCTAACCATAATGCTGTTGGTCCACTACTCCATCCTTTTGATGGTTGAAAAAAGTTAAATCCTGTCATCTCAGTGTATGCCCTATTAGGATTTGTCCATGTTTCAACTTTATGTTGTATGCCTGCTTTATTAAGTTCTAAAACCATTTTAGTATCTACTGCTACTAAAGCATCTGGCATAAAATCTCTATATATTGCATTACAACCATATATTTTACCTAATGGTTTTAAACTATGTAAGTTTATTGGGGTCCTACTAGTTCCGTTTCCAATTACAAACGCAATATTTTTATTCTTTGGAGGAGTAACAACAACCTCAGGTTGAGATTGCAATATAACAGGATGTTTCTTATTTTTAGATTTATTCTTTCGAGCTTTGCGTTGCTCTTTAGACTCGCCAGCAATATACTTTTTCATTCATCGTACTTTTAAACAGTTTCGGAGTTGGCAGCAATGCCATACATTTGTTTTACAAATTCTAATTCTTTCTTAGATTCTTCTTGATGTAATTCAGATGACTTTCGTATCCTATTAATTTGAAACAATTTTAATCGAGTCTTTCGTGTATCAGATTTTTTCATAGGGGAGTCGTCGTAGTCTGCCTCATAGCGTTTATCCTCTATAGGCTCAACTGTTTCTTTATCAAAATAAAATAATTCACGTAGTATCATGTTAGTATTTATACCGTTTGGTCCGTTGTTGCTGGTGAACCTAATTCGTCACCCGTTACTGTTGCAGGAGCTTCTCCTGCACCTCCGTCTAATGGTGCAGCACCATCATCTGGGACTTCGTCTTCTAGGCCGCCCATATCGCCGCCCATAGTTGCTGGACTAATTCCAGCATCTCTCATTTCAGCTCCAGCTTCACCTGGAATTGGATCTAAAGTTTCGTCATTTTCTTCGCGCCATAATCTTTCATTTTCTGCAAGCTCTTCATCTGACATACCTAAGAAACGTTTAAGTGCAAATCTATTTGACATATAAGGTATAGCTGCCATTTGTGAGTATGTTGGTACACGAGCGTTGTCAATTTCTGCTTGTCTATAACTTGCAAAGTTTTGTGGCGGTTGAAATTTAAGATCAAACATAGAAGTATCTATATTAATACCTCTTTCAAGCAAGTAACGTTTAAACTCCTGATCAAACTCTTCAACCATTAAATTTTGTAAACGTTCACAGTAGGTGTTAAATCTTAGTTCTTGTATGTATGCTGTGCCGACTCGTCC